TTTGGAACAGTACAAGAGGGACTCAGATCGACCAATTGGTCGACGCTACGAGTTTCCTGAGGAGACCTCTGCGTGGACGACTAAGGAAGCTAATCAGCGACCTTATCCGGCGCTCGCCAGTACTTGGTGGACGACGGTGTCGGCATACAGAGGATACGGGGAACTGACGTCCTCTTATAAGAGGACATCCCGTACTTGGTTTTCCGGTCAATACCGGTACCATATCCCGGATTATCCGGGAGTACGTGGAGACATTGCCGAATGGCAGCGTCAAGCACGAGTCCTTTTGGGGCTCGATGCCAGTCCTAAGCTCTTTTGGGAGCTTACCCGTTATTCATGGTTGGCTGACTGGTTCGCGAACTTTGGTGATATTCTTACCAATGTGAGCGCGATCGGGAAGGATAACCTAGTCCTTCAGTATGGATACATCATGCGGGAGACGACGATCGAGGGTGAGTTCGCTTGGAACTCATATACCCCTCCGGTCGATCGTCTTCCGCTTCAGTACATCACCACAAGTGGTGTCTATAATGAGAAGATCCGAATGAAGGCGACTCCATATGGATTCGGCCTTAATCCGAGCGTTTTTACTGCTCGGCAATGGGCGATCCTAGCGGCGCTCGGCATTAGCCGGGCTCCGAACGTGCTTTAGTATGCGCACGTTCCTCCACTTGTTCGATTGGGCGCAAGCCCCCGATACAATTCAATACCAATTTAATATTAGTAAAGGAAGATAGTCTCATGGCATTTGCCGATCCGCAGAGCGTTACGATCAATGCTGTCGCAAACTCGCTGCCGCGAACGTCCTCGGACGTAAGCAGCGGCGCGTTCAGTAAGGATGATGGGACGGTCAAGCTGACCATCTCACATCAGTACGCGCGACGGAACCGTCGACAGGTGCGTCTGGACGCGAGTAAAATCGCGGCCGACCCGTTTGTCGCCGGGCAGAATAACCAGGTCTCGATGAGCGCCTACCTTGTGGTGGACGTTCCGAAGCAGGGTTATTCGATCGCCGAACAGAAGCAGATTGTGGACGCCCTTACGGCGTACCTCACTGCCTCGTCCGGTGCTCGCGTCACCCAGCTGCTGGGTGGCGAAAGCTAACAATTTACTGCGGTTAGGCTAGCTATGGGCAGGAATCCATTAACCCTATATGAAAGGGCATAGGATGAAAAGCCTGTTGCTATTTTACCTAGAGGTGCTCAACGAATTGGGCACTCAACACCCTGCAAGCACTGCTCGTGATGCAAAAACAATCACGAGTCGGTTCGAACACGAGGGGTTGTCGTTTCTTACGATTACCCTGACTACTTTTGGTAAAGACTTCGAAAAAAGCCTCGACCTTGAGTATGTCGCTCACGACCGTTTTATGGGCTTTGCCCGTTACGGCGGTCTCCCCCGACTTTTCGGAGGTTTCCTTGAGCGTGTGTTCGACCGTAGTACTGGTAGGTTGCTGGATAATCCCGACCTAGCCGCAATCAGAGCCGTGCGTCAGCTTACGCTGATGTTTGGCAAGATTGGAGTACAGTGCTCAGATGAGCGAGTACAGAAGGCCAAGGACAAGTACATCCAGTGTGAACAGGATGTTCGTAGCAGTGACCGCAATGCTAGCCCTAGCGATAAGCTGGACTACTTGCGTGTGGCTGCTAGCCTCTGGACTGATGCCTTAAGTGTCCTGGAAAATGACCTCTATCAAGAGCTCAACTTCCCCGGGTCCTCTGGGCTGCGTCCGAAGCAC